TTTTGGAGTAGGAAATACCCCGGTTTCAATAACCTTAATTCCTTCATTGGGAGGTAAGACGCCTAACTCCATCATACGCGTAATAACCCTTTGTACTTGAGCTTGGTCTTGCAAATCTATAGTCTCAAATTTAGCCACAGGAGCGTTTCGGAAACCGTAATTTTTGCAAAGCTGTTTTATCTCGGGCTGCAAGAAACTGTTCAAAAACGCATCTCTAGATTCCTTCAGCCTTTGCAAAAACATTTGAGCTTTAACCTCTGTGCTTGCAAATTTTTCTTGATTAAGGATGATGTTCTGAAGCCCCTCTTTAATATCTTGATTAACTACTTCGTACTTGGCGGGACCAATCACTTTCTGAATATCTGGGATAATAAATTCTGCCTTGGTTGTATAGTCGCTAACAAGAATACGGCCTACGCTTTGATTTTGAAATAAAGACTGCATAGCTCGAATATTTCGAGGATTAACCCCTCCCTTATCCGGCGTGGTACCCATGGTAATCATCAAGACTACGTTTTCGATTGTCCTGCAAATAGACTGATCGATTTTTTTCATTTCCAATTTAAACTCAATATCGTCTAAAACGGGAAAACCAAAAGGAATGGCAAAAGGCTCATAATCCTGCTTTTTATAAAAAGCATACTTTAACCGTTTTGGATCAAGGTCCACCCTTAACCCATTCATCGCCCAAGAATCATTTTTAATTTTATTTCTAATGTCTGGATCTAAAGCTTCGTAGAGCTCTATGTCTTCATCTGTCTTTGGGTTTTTAAGCCTTTCTGCTTCGTATTCGCTTAGCACTTTTGCATATAGCCCAATGTCAAAAGAAGTGGCCCGTTTTGCCACTATATCGAAAGGATTCAAAAGTATGTAACGAACAGGTAACTTGTTGGTTTTCAAACTCAAACCAAAGTTTCTCACTTTAGAAAAGTCCTCTACATTTATTTTTCCTTCGATGGTATACAAAAAGACATTTCCACTTCTATAAAACTCTCTAAAAAACTGATCCTTTAAATTCCAAATTTTAATTTTTTTCAACCATGCATTAACAAAAGCCCTAGATTTTGCGTTACCCCCTTCAAGATACATGGTAGAATTAGCAAAATCAGCCATCATATCAATAGCATTTCTAAAAACCGCTATATTACAATAAGCTTTTTGAGCAAGCTCTATTGCGTCCCTAACATTAACCCCATCTAAAGCGTATTCATAAGGAAGCATTCCCGCCCGAATATTGGCGTACTTAAACAATTTAGGAGCAATCGCAATATTATTACGACGGCTTGTGGTACTCGACGAAGGGCCTCCCGCCCGAGCATACGCCTTAGACTCGTAATTATAAAAAGACTCCCCAATCAACTCTGGTTTGTAGTTGGGCATCGTACCCCCTTGGGTGTACGAGAGATTTTCCGCCATTTTCTCTTGCTGTGCCTTGAACTTATTCCAATAATCTGATCTTTTGGTATATTTTCTTTTTTCCGCCATGTTAAAAATAAATTACACTTAAAGTTAATAAAGTGACTTTCAAAGTTACTTTCTCTACATTATAAACTCCGGAACAAAGGTTTCTATAACATCTTCAACTTTAAAATCTTGGGCATCCATATAGACTTTGGCCATCCAATTGGCCAAAACAAGAGCCGAATAAGAATCCTTACGGGCCTTATCTGGTCCACTTTGTCTCCGTAAATTAGGGGGTAAATCAAAGGTTTGAGTTCCTTGGGAAGTAGTTGTAATCTGAACCAAAGCGCATTCGTTTTTGGTTAATTCGAGCATATCAGATTGATGCTCAATAAAATCGATCATTTTGGCCGCAGGACTTTGTTTGGACTCCTCTGAAGTACGTAAAAATTTAATATCGGTTATCGGAATACTTTGACGTTTTTGTTTAGAATAAGAGTCGTCAATTGCTCTGCTCGCGAAATATAATCTCCGATGATCAAAATTTGCTTGCAGCAATTCGTTTGCCTGTCTAATCCAATTGCTTGTAGGCTTCCTTAAAATAACGTGTTTATAGTCCTGTTTGTTGTATTGTTGTTTGTATGATTTTAAATCGTGTTGATATTCCTCGGGTTTATCAAGCCCCACATCAATAGTTTGCAATTTAATATTTTTTTGTTTAAAGGTGTCGCTTTCATTGCAAGCTTGCATAAATTGGACTCCTCCGTTATAATCACCACACACAGCAACCACGTTAAAATTTTCCAAACAAAATAAAAAATATTTAATATGATGTTTTAAAGATGTGCCAGACAATGCATAACTATGAACCAAAGTAACACTTTGGTTTTCAGGGTTTAGTTTTAGTATTTGGACTGCAAAATCATCAGAACTTTCTGTTTGAGACCACGAAGGATCAAAAGCTAAAATATACTCGCTGTCAGGATCTCCTTTTACCTCAATGCAAGGCAGCTCCCCGTCGGGTACAGTACACAAAGCCATCTTACTGGTTTTGAAATACCCCGAACTATCATCTGTAAAAATAGCTCCAAATTCTCGTTCGAATTGAGATTGACTCATTGTTGCTTTCGCCTGATTGATGAGATTTTCGTCGTATAATTGCCGTGGAGCACAATCGTAACTATATTGCATCACACAGCGAGAGGCTTTATCTTTAGTAGCATCTAGAGTAATAAGGTGCTCAAAGTGAGTGTAAAGCTTGTAAAGGTATTCAAATTTATAAGAAGCCGAAGAAAGAGCTATTAGCTTATTGTTCGGCCACACATAACGGTCCTCTTCCTTCATTTTTTTTTCTTTTATCAAACGATTTTCTAATTTAAAAAGATCATCTCTTTGGGTGGGGTTTTCCACCACGGACAAAAACGGAACTATAACCTCATTATAAATTCTTTCCGGCATCAACAAAAACTCATCAATAATTATTCTATGAAAACGAAAGCCACGCAACTTTTCACCATCCCCTAACGGAAGAGCTCGAATGCGGCTAGCCCCAATTTCCATCAACCACTCATCGTTACTTTTAGACGTCTTTGTTATGCATTGCCTAAAAAAGGCAGCATCAGGCTTGTTGGCTATATCTTCGATTTTTTTAAAAATCATTTTGGCTTGCCGAAACGATTTTGACAATATCCCTATTTCTACGCCTTGGTTTAACGTAGCATCTAAAGCTGCAAATACCCCCGTTGTAAAAGATTTAGACATTCCTCGAGCCCAAACCCCTAAAAAATAATCAGTTTCAAACATCGATTTGATGGCCATATGCTGGAAAGGGAAAAGCTTTACCCCCAAAATTAAATCAGCAGTAAAAGTGATGTTGTTTCTCAGAAATTCATACAAAGCTATTTTAGCTTCTTTTTCTTGAAGAAACCCTTGTAGCTCTGAAAGCTCCTTGTTGCTACGCAGTCTTGGCGCACAACGTTGTTGCTGTCCTTCATCCCAGCTCATTTTTTTCTAAAAAATACTGTACGTCCGTTTGCCAAACTTTCTTTCCGTGCATCAATAAACGCGGAATTAAGGCGGCAGATCTTTCCCTGTTTTCTGCAAAAATAAATTGACACACGCGATCATACTCATGAGAAATTTCTTTCACCTGTTTTAGCACATAATCCATATTAGTCCGACGATTAAAAATTTTATTTTCTTTAATTATTTTTTGGACGCTAGATTCAACTACAACAAACAAATAAGAATCCATTTCCTTGGCGCGTTCAATCTCGCGTTTAAATCGGTCTACGTTATGCTTATTCAATGTGCCCTGCAAATCGCTTCCGGACTTTCTATCCACAAATGTATAAGTATAATGATCTCCAAGGGTTGTATAGTCCCCTATGTCAAGTTTTAAAATTTTGCTTTTACAGCTAAATTTCAAGGGCTTTTGCTCACGGGTATCTATAGCAATAGTCAAGTCTTCCGGAACCTTTTTCGTAAAGAAATCTTTAGGTAAATTCTTGTCATATAAAGGCTCACACCCAATAGCTGCGCAAGCCGCATTATAACTCCCAAAGAGTTGCTTATAAATTTGAATTGAAGGTATAAAGGAGTTTGTTGTTTCTAAATGGAAAGGG